TATAATGGCTAGTCTGACTTTTGTAGATAATTTAACGGTAATACCAGCAGCTTGGTCTAATGATATAGATTACCTTGCGTATGATATATTTAGTTTTACGGAAGGTAGTCCTAATCTAAGTATTGGGACAAACGATTCAGCTTCCTTACTCCATGTCGGGGATGATGGTAGTGGTGACTCAAACTATATTACCATTGGTAAAGGTTTCGATGCTACTTCGGGTATACAATGGCAGAGGTCTGGTGTAATAGACGCGGCAATAGAAGTGGATAATGTGGAGGATTTTGTTCTCACTTATAATAAGAGTCTTACCACAAACAACTTAATAATTAAGAATGATGTTACTACAGTATTAACCCTAGATTCTTCTAATAATGCTACATTCGCTGGTGATTTAGCCGTAGATGGTGTACTTAATCTCGGAACTAAATCAGAAAGGACTATTAGTGCAGGTGTTATTACTGTTACTAAGTCATGGCATACAGTAGACACTGAAGCTACTGACGCTACTGACGATTTAGATACAATTAACGGTGGGGCTGATGGAGACCTATTAGTTATTAGGGCGAAGCAATCCGGAAGAACTGTTGTTGTCAAAGACTTAACAGGTAATATATCTTTGAACGGTGACTTTACTATGGATAATCGTCATGATACGTTAACCTTACTCTACGATTCAACTATTGACGTATGGCTTGAACTAGCTCGTTCTGATAACGGCGTATAATATATAATTAAAGGAAAAGACAGATGATATTAAACTTAGAGGTAGATGAAGTTAATCAAATACTAAACGTCTTAGGACAGGCTCCTTATGCTCAGGTATTTAAGTTAATCCATAAAATTCAGGAACAGGGGTTGAAGAAACCTGAAGGTAAACAAGAGGGATAAAGTATGTTACGAGATGCAGCAGTTGATATATTATTGGGACGACTTGGTAATAGAAAGAGTGATACTTTGAAGCAAGCCATTATTGATGAAATGGTTTTTGCCCAGGAAAACCTTCTTGAAGGTGGGGTTGACTTACCTTGGTTTTTATTATCAGAAAACGCTACTAACTCTACACAAGTTAACGAGGAACGTTTTCCCCTACCTTTAGATTTTCTATTGGAGTGGGAAGATGGGGGTTTATATTTACAAAATGATGATGGAACAGAGACCTTATTGTATCGAGAAGATTGGGATGTTATTAAATCTCAGGCCTCTTTAGTTGGAGCAGGAAAACCTACATACTATGATATTGTAGGACTTTATTATTTATTACGTAAAGTGCCAGATGCTGTATACGCAATAAAACAGCGATATTACCAAAAGGGGGTAAGTCTTGCTGGAGCCTATGGTGATGCAGCTAATATAGAAAACGTTTGGTTGAAAGATGCAAGTGATTGGTTGATTGCAGAAACCGGAATCTTGGTCGCAACCCAACGCTTGCAGTCTGATAAGATGGCACAGATGTTTTTCCTCCAAGCAACTGCAGCTAAGAAGCGTGTGATGTATAAGAACATTGCATTACAAGAAAGTAATAAAACAAGACAGATGGGAGCTTAAAAATGGCTTTAGAAGGTGCAACATATATTGATGAACTGGTAAACACTAACCCACCTGGTGGTGATGATGCCTCTACGATTGACGACCATTTACGTTTAATCAAAGCGGTTTTACTGAACTCGTTTGCGAATATTAGTGGTGCAGTGACAGCTACTGATGTGGAATTGAATTTACTGGCAAGTTACACTGGAGCCATTCCGGAAGTCGGCACGGTGCAGGCCTGGTCGGCACAACAGTACTTTACGGAATTTGCACTGACCGATGCTGTTACAGTTACTTGGGATGTGGATGAAGCGCAAACCGCGAAGGTTACACTTGCGGGAAATAGAACGCTGGGTGCGCCTACGAATTTAAAAGCTGGGGCGGCTTATATCTTACGAGTTATTCAAGATGCAACCGGTACGCGAACACTTGCTTATAATGCTGTGTTTAAGTTTCAAGGTGGGACGGCTCCAGTTCTTTCAACGGCTGCAAATGCAATAGATATTTTATCCTGCTACTGTGATGGAACAGATATGTATTGCACACTGACCTTGGACTTAAGCTAATGTTTACATATCTCTTTGGTGGCTTTGGTGGGCGTAGGGATATCTTTCTCACTATTAGTGCTTCCGAAGCAGATTATGATTTATTTGCTGCAGCGGGTAGTCCCACCGACCCTGTTAACGTTTTTGTTACTGTTGAAAGTGCGACAGTTCTTTATGGGTCGACTACAGGACTTCCAGGCTTTAAGACTGGTTCTGCTTGGGCAGCGCATACGGAACTTACCTTAACTAACGAAGGGCATATCTTAGGTATGGGTGGTGACGGTGGTGAAGGAGCTAGTCAGGTTTATACTGGACAAGGTGATTGTAGTAATACTACTCCAGCAACTGATGGTTTACCAGGCGGAGATGCTATGAATCTTGGATGGGATATTACTATTGATAATACTAATGGAAATATCTTTGGTGGGGGTGGCGGTGCTGGTGGTCAGGGTTGTGGTCATATTGCTAACCAAGAAGTTGCTCCTGGCGGTGGCGGCGGCGGTGGCGCGGGCGGTAACTTAACCGCACACTCTTCTGGGGGTATAGCTGGGGTAGCTTCTGGTGCAAGTGTTGTGTATACAGGTTGTGACGGAACAGACGGAACTGGTGGGGCAACCGGACAAGGGGGAGACTCTGGTGGGGTTACTTTAACAACATGCCCAGGTGATTCTTACGGTGGGAATGGTGGTGGTGACTATGGAGAAGTTGGTTATACATCAACATTTTCTATCTGTACTGATACAGAGGGTGATGGTGCAATAGCGGGTAAAGCAATTGAACTTGGTGGTTATGCAATAACATGGCTTGGTGGTAATAACGCTTCACAGGTTAAAGGAGATGTTACATAATGCCTATTATACATGTTGAAAATGTTGGAGCAGTTGGGATTATCACTGATGTCCCTTCGCATGTACTTCCTCCAGAAGCTTGGAGTGATGGAAATAATATTCGATTCTTTGAGGGGGTTGCAGAAAAGTTTACCGGACAGGAAACTGTCTTTGGAACGCCTACAATTGCTCCACACTTTCTTTTACCTTGGAATTATAGCGGCGGTTTTCGGTGGTTATATGCTTCAGTAGATAAGATATACTACACGAATGGTACGACTCACACTGACGTAACTAGGTATACGACAACCCCAGGTGATGATGATTACACAGGAAAGACTCGGCCTATCTGGACTGGTGGTGTTTTTAATGGTGTGCCTATAATGAACCACGATAATGATACTGATTATCCACAGCAATGGGATAATAGCTTAGGTCGGATGAAGGATTTAGATAACTGGCAAACGAATATTTATTGTAAAGCGATAGGAACTTTTAAGAATTTTCTTATTGCTGTCAATATTACGAAAGCTTCTGTTAATTATCCTTATATGGTTAAGTGGTCTGGTATTGCTGACCCAGGGACTGTACCCCCTACTTGGGATGAAACACTTGCAACGAACCTTGCAGGAGAAGCGCCACTCGCTGAAACAGGTGGGCATTTACTTTATGGTTTAGCTTTAGGTAATCAATATGTTTTATACAAGGAAGATTCTATTATCGTTATGCGCTTTGTTGGTGGTGTTAATGTTTTCAGTTTTGAAACTATAACAAACACTACAGGGATTATATCTCAGCGTTGTGCGGTAGAATTCTTTAAGAATCACATTGTGGTTGGAAAGGCTGATATTGTTATCTTTGATGGGTTTAAAGCCCGTTCAATTATTGATAAAAAGAATAGAAAGTTATTCTTCGCTGATTTACATGATACATATAAAGCGCAAACAACACTTTCTGTTAATTATGGTAAGCGGGAGATTTGGATATCTTACGTTTCGGTAGCTTCCACTTCCCTGTATTTAGACAAAGCACTTGTCTGGAGTTGGGAAGATAACACTTGGGCGTTTAGAGATTTGCCTGGTTTGACTTATATCACAGAAGGTAAGATTGTTAGTAATGTACAGACTATTGATGGGTTAGTGGGAAGTATTGATTCTATTGTAGGGACTTTTAATTCCTTAGCTTCCAGTGGTGTTGATGGTTTGTTGTACGCAAAGGCGTATTCATCAAATGAGTTTATGCATGGTGATACTGGTTATACGGATAGAGGGGCAGATGTTACTACGTGGGTGGAACGAACAGGGATTACGATTGTAGGAACTGACCGACAGGGTCGTCCGCGTGTAGACCAGAGTAAAGTTAAATTTCTCCGGTCGGTTTTTCCAAAGATATCCGCCCCCACCGCCGTTACGCTTAACGTATATGCAGGTGCTCAAGATACTCCTGATGGAGCGGTTACATGGGATGGGCCTTATACATTTAATACAGGGACAGATACTAAAGTTGATTTCATGGTTAGTGGAAAGTATCTTGCTGTTAAGTTTGAAGAGACCGGTGGGTTGCCTTGGAAATTTGATGGCTATGCGCTTGACCTTGATGTAATTTCGGAGTTATAAGATGGCAGATATTTATGTACCAGCGGATGTACCACTTGAGTATGACCAGCAGTTTTTTGCAGAAGAGTTGCGAAGGATTTCTGGGCAGTTGCAAGTTATGGAACTCCCGTATCTTTTACTCGTACCGCAACATGTGGAACCGGTTAAGTTATATGAAGGGATGGTAGCAAATGCTGATGGAAGTGATTGGAATCCAGGCCATGGTGGAGGGCTTTATACATATACTGTGGGTGTATGGATTCCTATGTTTGCTACGAATCAAGGTATTAAAGTTGACAATACACAGGTAGCTAATACAACAACGGAAACGGAGATTTATTCTGAGGTTTTAGCTGCGGATAGTCTGCATGAACATAACTATTCTACATTGATTCTTGCTGGTTATTATAGCACAGGAGCGGCTTCAGATTCTTGGACGCTACGGATTAAATTTAATGGTTCTACTGTGTATACGATAACTAGACAATCCGCAAATAATGCAACTGATTTTGGTTGGAAATTATCAGTGGAAGGGGTTATCAGAACAGATGGTGCTTCAGGTACAATGATAATGGTATCTGAGTTAAGTGACGATGATACATCAAAACTGATTGCTGATTCTACAGTACAGTCTATTGATACAACTGTTGCAAATACTATTTCAGTAACAGTACAGTGGGTATTAGCGAAAGTTAATAATGTATTTGATTGTGACCAAGGTGTTATTACTCATTTTCATTAGGAGTGTTTATGGAACAGCAAATTACTATTACTGATGTAAATGCTGAGGATATTGATATCCTTTGGGATAAGGTGAAGGGGAATTTATCCCTTGCACTGGAACATTCTCGAGGGGAATATACACTGGAAGATATACATCTACAGCTCATCTCAGGTATGATGAAGCTCTGGATAGGTTATGATGAGAAAGGAAAACTACTCGCGAGTGCAGTGTGCGAACTCGTTAATTATCCACAGAAGAGAGTTTGTTATGTGGTGTTAGCCGGTGGCGGCTTTTTCGATATATGGACTGAAGCAAGTATGTGTATTGAAGAGTGGGCTATAGCTAACGGGGCTGATGCGATAGCAGCTTTCACCCGCAAAGGTGTTGCAAAGAAAATGCAGGCTTTTGATTATAATGAAGTTTATACTGTGATACAGAAAGATTTAACGAAACGGAGATTGCATTGATGAAAGTGAATACAAAGGTTACTTTCGTTTGGGATAAAGCGAAAGGGGAATATATTGAGGAAAGTGCTGAGTTCTATGTGTATGAGGGAGAAGTTGCTCATGCTGGTGGGGGTGGTGGTACAGAGACCACAACACAGACTACCGCACCTTGGGAAGGGCAACAACCTTACTTAGAAGATCTATTTCGGCAAGCACAACAGTATTTCCAAGGTGGGCCAGCTGATTTATCTCGTGCGACAAACGTGGCGACTCGTGGTGCGGAAGCTTATGAACAGGGTGCTGGCGCTATTGGTGATATAGCGGGGCAAGCTGCTAATGCTCAACGGTTTTTACTGAGTGGTGATGTATTAAGTCCTGGTGCTAATCCGGCCTTGCAACAATATATTGACCTTGCAAATCAATCAACAACACGGGCTTTTCGACAGGGCGGTTTACAGGCCATTGATGCTGGAGCAGTTCAAGCTGGAAATGTTGGTAGTTCTCGTCAAGGGATTGCTCAAGGTCTTGGTTTGCAGGGACTTTCTCAGCAAATAGGACAGCAAACAGCGGGACTTAGTAGTGCGGCGTATGGGCAAGGTTTGCAAGCTTATGTACAAGGTCTTGGATTAGCGGGGCAGACTGCAGATTTACAGATGGGTCGTGGACGAGCGTTGTCACAAGCTGGTAATGCTTTTGCTGGAATAGCGAATCTACCACAGCAACAACAGTTAGAAATGTTACAGAACTATCGAGATTTAATTAGTGGTCAACCTGGTGGAACGAGCACGCGAACAGGACCTGGTTATGAAACGGGTGGGATTAGTGGTGCACTTGGTGGGGCAGGTGTAGGGTATACAATTGGTGGCGGTTGGGGTGCTGGTCTCGGCGCTGTCGCTGGTTACTTTAGTTAAGGAGATTATGATGCCATTAGATGAAAGTATTTTTGCAGATTATGCTGCAGCACAAGGGGATTTTGGTTCTGTACCTGGGCTTGGTGTGGCTGGTTTTGGGCAACCGCTTCAAGTAGCTCCCCAACAACTTCCGCAACCTGCTGCCGCAATACCCCCAATTCAGCAAACACCTGAATTGGATACATTGTCGGAAGTTGGTCAGCATCCTGTCTTTCAGTTTTATGACCAGTGGAAGAAAAGCTCTCCGGAAATGCGGAAGCAAGCAGAGAAGAAACTATCTGCTGATTTCCCTAACCCTCGTGCAATGGGTTTACCTGACCCAACTGCTGATATAGAAGGGGAAGCAGCTGCGCAAAAGGAAGGAAAACCGATTAAGAAAGATAAAGGTGCTTGGGGGAAATTTATGAAATTCATAGATTCCAACCCGAAATTTCTTCTTGACCTTGGTGCGCAATTACTTGCTCCAAGACGTGGTGGTGTTTCGCAGGCAGGTCAGATAGCTTCTGGTTTACACGGAGCTATGCAACGACTTGATACAAGGAAAGCGGCGGCTACGCAAGCAGCGTTGGAAGGTCGGAAGACGGAAGCGGAAATTAGTGGTATAGAAGCCACTGCGAGTGAAAGCCCAAGTAAGATTACTTTGAATCTTGCAAGAGCTTTCAAGGCGCAGAATGATGCTACTGGGGCTAACCTTCCGGCGGCGAATGTGCAGCTTCTGAACTCCATCACCGATGCACTTTGGAAGACTGGCGAGGGTACGTCCTTTAATACTATTGAGGAAGCTCGGATTGCTGGGCAGCAAATGATAAGTGGTAAAGGTACACCTGAGCAAATGGCGTATTATAAGTACATGACTGAGAATGCAATCCTCGGTGCGACACCAGAACAAGCAGAATCTATGTTATCGGGTGCGCCAAGTCTTACCAATATTCGCCAGCAAGCTGAGCAGGAAACAGCACAAGCGCAAGCACAAACCACTGCAGCACAGAACTTTGTTAAGCAGCATAAGGGAGACAGGGATTCGATTGCTCAAGCGTTTATGCGAGCACGGAATATCCCCTTGACGAAAGCTCTTGAAGCTGCTGATAATGTAATTTCGCAAGCAGGCGCGACAGCGGCACCAAAGACTCCTGCTGTAAAACGTACACTGGCGGGAGATTTAACGGCTTTACAGGGAGTAGAGAAAACGCAAGCTGGTGAAAAGAAAGCAGAAAAAACTCGGAAACGCCAAATCCAGAGATGGTCTAGTGCTGTTCCCCCATCTCCACTGTTAGCTTCTGCGCGTGATAAAAGAACTGCAACGAGAGTTATTAAGGAAATTGAAGCGGAGTACGAAAACCTATCTGATAAGGAAAAAGATAGGGTTATAAAAATTTACAATAAACTTAAAAATCTATGAGGTAAGTAATGGCACAAGATGATTTTGCTGATGCAGGTAGTTTGTTTGATTCGTTGACTATCGAAAAGCCGGAGGATACAGCAACTCCAGAAATGACAGTTCCAGAAGGTGGAGTGGATGCAGGGGCGTTTGTAGACTCCTTCCTTCAGGCCGATGCAGATTTCGAGGGGTTGCTTGCGCAAGGCGATACTCCCGCTCGGGATAAGCCAGAAGCAGGTTTCTTTACGGGACTTGCTGGTGGTGCTGTAGGGTTGGTTAACTCCTCTGTCGGTATTCCCGCTATGCTTATTAATAATAAAATGGCAGAGTTTGCTCAGGAAGAATTCCCCGATACTGAATTTGCTACTTGGGCAAAGGAAGGTGCGGACGAACAAATGCTTCGTGTTCAAGGTCGTGCAGAATACCTCCGCTCCCTTCCCACTACAAGTACCCTTCAAGGTTTAGCCGCTTCTGAAAGTGTCGGAGAGTTCTTCGATACCTTCGCTGGTTCGGAAGAAAAGTGGGCTACGTTTAAGGAATTCGCTGGACAGATACTTCCGAGTTCTGCCGCCTTTGCTGGGGGCGCGCTTGCGCAAGGGTTGAAAGGGGCTTTTGCGACTGATATGATTATCGAATGGGGTGATGGTTATCAGGAATCTTTGCGCGAAGGGAAGACGGAAGATGAAGCGCTTCTTGCTGCGACTGTTAAGAGTTTAGTGCAGTCGGGGATTGATACCGCTACGCTGGGGGTTGGTAAGCTTAAACTTGCAACGAATAGATATAAAGATATGCTGGCGCAGACAGGTGTTCAGATAGTCGACGGTGGTGGAGCAGAGTTTCTAAAGCATGAAGCTGTTGGGGAAGAGACTACGACCGGTGCGGTGTTACTGGAAGCGATTGGTGAAGGGTTTGGTACCCCACTGGATATTGCAGGTATTCGCGCTCATGAGAATCGTGGGAAGAAAATGCGAGAAACCTTTGCAAAGATGAGAGCAGACTTGGAATTGCAAGCAGAGGAAATGGGATTAGCTGGTGCGAAGAAAGATATAGAAAATGCTATTACGCAGTTAGAAGAACGGGAAAAGATAGAGCTTGGTATTAGTGAAGAGTTAATTAAAACTCCTGCCACGGGTCGTCATATAGACCCTAGAACTGGGGCAACCATTGGCACCACAACTACAATGGAATTACTCTTTACTGCTAATGTTAATACGGCTGAGGGAGTTAGGACTTTAGAGGGAGTTAATTGGGCGGATAGTCCCGTTGTTGCTGCGGTGGAAACTCATTGGACTGGGAAGATGCAGAACTTAGGTTTGCAGTTGGAAGCGGCTCAACAAACCTTAGCGCAATTCCAAGGGTTTATTGAGAACCAAACTGTCTTGCAAGAGCAACTTCCTGCGGGAACGGTTGAAGCGTGGGAAGCTGAGGTGCAAACCGCACAGATGGAAATTGCTCAGGCAGAAGAATCAATAGCACTGGTACAGGAACGTGTGGTATCTGAAACTCTTTTCACAGAGAAAGCTACGGAACTTGTTAATAGTTGGGTTAAACAATTTGCTCCTGAAATGAAAGTGATAGTTTCCTCTGGTCATATTGGGAATCTTATTGCAGGGATTAATGTTGCGAAAGTGAAAGCGAATCGAGCTGCCTACTCAACGGAAGGAGCGTACCAAGCTGCATTAAATCAAGCAAAACAATTTGATATAAAATCCTCGGAAGCTGGCACAACTGCAGGGAGTTTTATGGAGCTCTCCAATGGGGTTGCTGTTATTGAATTAGATGCTGGAAACTTGAATAAATCTGAAGGGTTTATTAACCAAGCAGATTTTGTGGAAACGACTGCTCATGAGTTTGGCCACGCTCTTATTTCGCATATCTTTGCAAATGCTGATGCTAAGACAAGGAAGGCATTAGTGAACGGTTACAAGCGTTGGTTGAAGAAACTTGTTGGGACTAAGAACTCTAAGGAATTTTTCAAAGTTCATGGTGGTGCAGCAAGGGCTAGCCGGATGGGTAGCACAGAACGGCAAATGAATAGCCCTGATGTTTACTGGTACAGTATGAATGAGTACTTAGCGAACCAACTTGCGAAGAGTGTTGGGACGAGTAAACTGGTAGGGACTCCGGTTGAAGGGTTCTTTAAGAAAGCCTTGACAGCTTTGCGAAAACTATTCAATGTTAATAAGGAGGCTATGCCGGAGCAATCATTTACTGATTTCCTTAATCTCCTTGCACTTAGACAGACACTGACAGAGATAGAAAAAGCGCAACAGACTGCTGACGTACAAACACGTGAGCAAGTGGAAATTCGCGCGGAAGCTGTCATTGTGGAGGTTCTGAAGACTTCAAACCTTGGAGGTCGAAAGAAGAAAGGTGGGACTCCCTATGGTGTGGAAGAATTCCGAGGGGATTTAGATAAGTACAACTCCGTCCTGAAATGGGGAGTTACTTTGTTGCAACTGGGAAAACTGAACCAACACGTTCCTGGCTTGCAGAAATACATCGGCTTGATTAAGGAGTGGTGGAATACTAAGATGCAATGGACAGCCGCAGCTGATGAACGCTTACAACAGATGAATGACTTGAAACCAAAGGATAGAGATAACCTTGGGAAGTTCATGCAGGAACTTACAATTAGAAGTTATGATGAGGGGGTAAGGTATCGCGCTGAGGATGATGTCTATAAGAAACTGGTTGAGAAGTATAAGATGTCACCTGAAATGTTGGCTCTTGCTGATTTAATTGAGCAGGATTTTTCCTCTGTCTTGAATGAGTTGGAGGCTTCTCAAGTTGCTGATGCGCATAAGAATCTCACTGATGATATTGCGAAGGAAGCAGCGCTCAAAGAAATTAATAAAACCTTTGAGGAACTCCGCAATAAGAATTTCTTTCCTTTGTCTCGCTTTGGTGAATGGTTCATGCGGATTAAGGTACAGAAGGATATGAAGTATGAAGGGGTTGAGTATAAAGCTGGGGAAACGATAACCTTTGAAACTTTTGAAAGCCAAAAGGAAATGACTAAACGGCAGAAGATTTTCGCGAATCGAGATAAGTATCTTGTGGAAGGTGGGTTGATGAATGATACGCAGAAGCAATTTGCTGGGTTCCCACCACAATTCTTAAACCTGTTGAAGGATAAATTGGACTTAACGGAAGTTCAGAAAGCACACTTCGCGGACTTGATTCATGACCTTGCGCCAGGAAAATCATTCACTAAACATATGAAGCATCGGAAGAATACTCCAGGGTTTAGCACAGATGCTATTCGCTCGTATGCAAATTACTTCCTGCATTTTGGGAACTACGTTGCGAGGATTAAGTACAAAGGAGTGCTGCAAGATGCTATTAATGAGGTTGGAGAGAGTGCGAAGATAATTGGAAAGCGGACTGGGGATGGTAGTAAGCGGACACGGATTCAGCAATACATGGCCGATCACTATGAAGCTGCCATGAATCCTGGGAATGAGCTAGCGAATCTGCGGGCGGTAGGTTTCCTTTGGTATCTTGGTTTCGTTCCTAAGAGTGCAATGGTTAATCTAACGCAGGTTCCGCTTGTAACGTACCCATTCCTTGGAGCGAGATATGGTGATGCGGCGGCTATGACTGCGCTAGGACGGGCGACAAAGGATGCTGCAAAGTATTGGAGAAACCCTCGCGCTATGAAGAAAGGTCAGATGGATATGATTCATGAGTTGATTCAGACTGGTATCCTTGATGAAAGTATGGCGACAGAATTAGCAGCGGCGAGCGAAGGTTCGCTGTTAAATCGGATAACCCCCGGGAATCTTCTCGGTAGTGAGAAAGCTGCACGAGGTGTTCGACGAATGGCGGGTGCTGGTGCGTGGATGTTCCAGAAAGCGGAGAAGATGAATCGGAGGATTACGGCGCTTGCAGCTTATGACCTTGCGTTGCAGGTAGGCGCGAACCAAACGCAAGCTGTTGAAGCTGCTCGTGATGCTGTGGAAATGACCCAGTATGAGTATGCGAGATGGAATCGTCCTCGGTTCTCGCAAGGGAAGAAATCGGTTATGTTTTTGTTCTGGCAGTATATGCAGAATTCACTCTTCTTCCTCGCGACAGACCCAGGAAGGATGCGATATGTAGCTATGATGTTGTTGTTCGCTGGTATGAGTGGACTTCCATTCGCGGAAGATGCGATGGACTTATGGGATTATATCTCGAAGAAACTTAACAAGAGGTACGGGGAGGACTTTGCTCCGGCGAATATTCGCCACTCCGCAAGGGAGTTTATCGCTGAACTTGGTGCGAATCCAGACCTCATGATGCATGGTGCGAGTCGGTATTCCTTTGGTATGAGTGCCTTGGGGGATATGGTGGGCTTGCCGATTCCAAACGTGGACATGTCAGGTTCGTTGTCTATGGGTGGGATAATTCCTGGGTGGCATGCTATGCTGGGAGATACCGCTTTTGATAAGGGATTAGGAAGGGGTGCGGAAGACCTTGGTGGCGCCGTTGTTGCTATGCCAATTCAACTGATGCGAGCAATCGCGGATAATAATCCTGATACCTTGAAGCGGTTTGAACGGGCTATGCCATCCTTCGCGAAACATATGAGTAAAGCCTATCGGTATGCGACGAGGGGGGAAGAGACCTTACCTGATGGTACGGTTGTTACGCACTTTAATCGAGATGATAGTATGCACAGGGCGGAGATAGCTATGCAGTTCCTCGGCTTCAATACCACGCGAGTTGCTGATGCGAAAGCACCACACTATATGACGAAAGAAATTCTTCAATACTATTCCCTTCGTCGGTCATCACTCACGCAAATGTTGGACTATGCATTACGGAGTGGGGATTCTAAGATGTATGCAAATACTTGGCAAGAAGTCCGGAAATACAACAAGTCAGTAATGGCGAAAGGACTGGGGAGTATGGGTATACGGACTAAGAACGTTCGGAGAAGTCTGAAGGATAGAGAGAAGCAACGGAAGATGCAGGAGCTTGGGATTGTCGGTGGGAAGACTGGCGCGCAGGTTTCTCGGGAAGTCTACGATGCGTTTTCTGTGGACGAAGAAGTTCCTTGACATTTACCTAAGCAAACTTCCACCTTGTCTAAGATATTCCTCTTGTACCAACGAACGGTACGAGGGGATATTCCAAGTTCCTCTGCAAGTTCTTTAGTCCCCCGCTCTCGGTTCACGAGGAAGTATCCATACGGACAGCAGTAGCCTAACTCAGATAGTTTCTTGGAGGTTTTCAGGGGCATTGTTCTTCAACATGTTATGAGCTGCTTGAGTAGCAAGGAACATGATTGTTCCCGCCTCGTTTCTTTGTTCGATATATCCTGCTTTCATACATGAGCGAATCACTTCCTCGAAGTCTGTGAAGGAAATACGGTTGACAAAGTTTTGGTAGAGTTCGCTTGCGGATATCTTTCCTTTGCCTTGAACGAAGTTGATAACTTCTGAGATGGCTCGGGTGATGTCCGTAGTTCCAATATTCGCAAACACTTTGGGCATGTCATACTCCAACACCGTTGTGACTGCGTCGGCCGTGATGAGGTGCTCTTTTTCAATAATGAGCTTATTGGTCTGACTCGCTGCAAGCACCATCGACAGTTTATGAATGTGAGTTTGCTTACGTGCCAAGTACCCTCCGAATCTCTCGTTATCGAGATGGGCTGGTTTCTTTTCATAGTGCTTTTCATACCATCTTTCTCCCCAGACTTTTGCCTCAGGGGATAGGTGGTACTCCCCCTTGACGTCAGCTGAAATTATTTCAAGGTCATGTACGAGTTCCTTCTCCATCTGTTTGAAGTCAGGGGGAAGGACATCAGCTGGATATGGGACAAGTCTACGTTTCTTCTCTGCGTATACGAAGACGGTTCGGGAGGTAAAGCCCCCGCCTATCATGTACTCCGGAAAATTCCCCGCTATCCACGAGGGCGTAGTACACGCGACAATGTTTATCCAAGGATTCTCCACAGCATCGTCTCCCTGGGTCTTGGTTGCTTTCTTCCAAGTTCCTAGTTGTCCGTCCCACAAGGAAACTAGTACGTCCACCATTTCCCTGTCGTTCGGATTTAAGAATGTGCCAAATTCGCTCGACACGATTGTGATTGCTGACATTGCATGATGCACTTCTTGTCCCGTCGAGTCCGGCAACGTCATCGTTTCCGTTGAGGCAGCGAGCGATTGTACAAGCGATTGCCAAGTTACAGCGTCTGGGCCAAACGAGATACCAGGGATTTGTCGCAGAAGATTCATTCCAATGCTCGCTGTCGTCGACTTTGATACAATCCCTGGTGGTGCTACGAATACAATATAGAAGTTTGGTGTCCATTGAAAGTACCCCATATCCAGCCATACCCTTCTTCTAAGGGCTCCGGCAACGACAGAAATTCCTGTCCAAAAATGAAACTTATCGGGCGCCTCACTGTGCGCCGAATATTCCATATAAGCCTTTAGCCAATCTTTATGAATTCTTTTAGTCATAAAGTGCCTCACGAATTCTTTTTACTGTAGCGTGGTGTATGTTAGCAATACGACCAGCACTACGAAGAGGTAAACTACTGTTTGCTACAGCACGCTGTCCTTCATCTGTTAAGTTAAAATAAGTTGTTAAAGTTCTATCCCGTCCATTTTGTTTCTGCGTTCCTGCGTATAGATGCCAAGGGCACACACAGTTTCTGTGCTCACAGATATGATTCATCTGAAGTTCAGACTCTCCCATAAATAACTGATAGATAAAACGATGTACCTTGACAACCTTTTTACTTATAGTAGCCTTAGCATAACCTTTTTCGTCAAGAGCACCTACCCATAACCAATGCCCATCAGTACATTTAATGTTTCGGTTTAACTGCTGAATTAATTTTTCATCCATCATGAGCCACCTGTATGATAGGGATGGCCTTACGAAGTGCGAATTTTATTTCTGCTTTGAGACCTTTACTATCGTTCCAGCCTTTAAGTTCGAGAAGGTGGAAGGTAGAGGCTCTCTCAAGCATTGCAAAATTGTACTCGCACCAGAAATCAAAGTCTCCTGGAAGCCGGAATCGTTTTGCCAACTCATGACAATGGACAATCGGGGAGTAGACATGGATGCCTTTACAGAGCATGTCCGCAACCACTTTAGATACCTGAAGATACCGAGTATGTTGAACCAACTTAGACTTGTCTGAATACGGGGAGCCGAGATATATGTAAGCCACTGATGTTCCTTTATTATGTGAGGTTTAGTTTTAAATTGTGGGCGGATATTCCGGAGAAATCCGACCGGACTACCCATTAGCACTTGGCTTATCCTCCGGCCCTGATAAGTCCTCCACTAGTTCTTTCAGTTCCACCCACTCTTTCAGGACAAATTCAAGAGATTTTAATAGTTCATGTCTTTGTTCAAAGGTTAAGCTTTCCACCTTCAGTACTAAGCTTAAAAGACCTGGTACTATTTCACGAGGTGTTGGGACTGTTCGCGTTTCTTTTTGTGCTTCTCTATCTTCATTCATGCTACTCTCCTTCCTGTGTTCCAGTCAACTTCTATCACATCACCCCAAGATTTTTCACTTGCCTCGATACCCACTGGGATTATTAATGGGTCGTCGTAAGGTACTACTATCTCCATATTCTTTTTAAGCTCTGGTAGAACCGCAGGGTATGCAGACTTTCTAATTTGCATCACTAGCGAATCATGCACTTGCATCAGGGGTTCGACTCTATCAATAAGGTTTCTATCCACATTAACAAGTGCGCGGTTAATAACGAGAGCAACTGTCGATTGCGGAATCCAAGCGAGAGCTTCAGACAGTAAATGTTCCACACGGTCAAAATAATAGCGTTTATTCCCAAACTTATTCTGCACTGTGCGTGTTGTTGCAAGTTGCATATCTATTCGCTGTTGCCATTCTTTAATCCCTGGGTGAACTGCAAACCATATACGCATAAAACGCTCAGCTTCGTGGATAGTAATCCCAAGGGCAGCTGCCAAAGTTCTAGCTTTTGCACCGTAATTTACTGCGTGAACTCCACCCTTTGCAAGTTGTCGATTTCGTTTAGTTAGTTGTCCGAATATAGTTTTTGCGTTTTCGTTGTGTAAGTCCGCTTCCGAATCTTTAAAAATATCTTTTAGTTCTTGGTCGTCCGCTTCGTATGCTACGACCTGGGCGTCTGCTTGTGCTAAATCGCAGTCTACTATTATGTACCCAGTGTCAGGAAGGAATAACTTCTTGACGTTGGGAAGTTCAACTGTTTGTGCTACCATCTACTTTCTCCTAAATCTATTACCAACTGGAAGCAAACCTTGAGCATATACTAATAACTGTTCAAGGTTATCTACCAATTTAGAATTCTTTTCGTCCAAGGCTATATCTCTACTGATTAAAGCCCTTCGAACTATGTTCTCTACATCAGCGATTTCATCAAGGCTCATTCTTCTGTCCCCTTTGGTATATTCTGTAAGTTCAATCCCGTTCCGAAGGCGTCTTTACTGGACGACCATCTGAAAGTCTCTGTTCCGGCAATAT